ATTTCATTCTGAATGCCAATTATGCGGATATCACCATGGCCATTGATGTGGATGCGGTGGATGTCACCATTGATGGGTGTTTGTTTAAGGAACACACAACTGCCAAAAACTTCCTTTCGCTCATCGGGACCGACGACACGGCCAATGCCTGTAACGGGTTGACAATTAAAAACAACGAAAGAGCCTCAGTGGATGCGGCGGCGCTGGCATTCGTGTCAATTCTTGCTAACACTAACAGCCTGAAGATTCTAAACAACTCCGACAATCAATCCTCGGCGGCTGATGTTGGCCATTTTCTCATTATGGGATCTTTTGTATGCCTTAACGCCCAGATAGTTGGCAATGTTTTAAATCTTAACGGTGACAATAACACTCAGACGGTGGGTATTTTTGCAACTGGCAGTTCGGCAACGTCCACGGGAATTATGGCGTATAACCTGGCAGGGTGCCTTGATACCACAACCGAACTCTTTGACACGGCAACTCTCGATTTTCAGCATTTTGAGAATTATCACACCGGTACGATTGCTAAATCAGGAACGATATTGCCGGCGATCGAGTAAACCAAAACTTTTATTAAAAAGGAAAATAGAATGTCAGACGATCTAAAATTAGAATCCGCTGAGCTTCCCCCGGACGTGGATGATGCAATGGCTTCATTCATGGAAGAGGATGACGATCACACTGAGGGTGAGGTAGGAGACGAAGCCCTCGATAATGCCGATAATGATCTTGAACCAGATCCGGATAAAAAACCCGCTGCGGATCCCGACAAAGAAGAGGGCGCCGGAGATGATGACTATCCCGAAGAATTAAAAAATCGTCTCAAAAAACCACCAGGGGTCATAGAGGATTTTCCGGCGCCTGTAAAGCCGGTGGAAGAAAAAGAACCAAAACAACCGGATGAAAAGCCTGCGGTACCAGCGACTCCGGCCCCAGCTCCTCTGACAATGGAGGATGTGGGTAATCTCCTTGGTGATTTACCGGATCAGGAGATAGAGGTTGATGGAACCAAAATCAATCTTAAAGAATACAAAAAAGATTATCCGGATGATTTTGCCGCCATTATAGCCGTAGGCTCTATAATGGCGAAAAAGATTGTTGAACAATCTTTAAAAAGTGGTCAATTCCTCAAAGCCGACCAGGTGGGTCCCATACATGAAAAAATCCTTGATATGGAGTTTTGGGATCAGATCACAGAGGTTCATTCGGATGGTAAAAAAATCAACAAGTCTCCGGAGTTTGTTGAATGGCTGGGTAGTCAGGATGCAGCTTTACAGCGGATGGCCAAAAAGTTGGAGACCCCGGAGGACGGCATTTTAATCCTTAATTATTACAAGAAAAGTATCGGGAAGAAAAAGGCCGAAACCGTGGATGATAAGACCCGGAAGGAAAAGAAATTAAGAGATGATCTTCATAAGGGCACCCTGCGCAACAAAAAGACGGTTACGCAAACCGATGGTATTGACATGAATGATGCGCAGGCGGCATTTGAGGAAGATGATGACGACGACGATTAATCCCGAAAAGGGCAGTAATAATATGCGAGATAATACCGAATTCATCACTGTGAATTCAAACAAGGAACTGCGCTGTTCACATTGTAATAAAAAATTCCTTGAAGGGGATCTTGGCCACGGCGGTAGTATATCGCTTAAATGCGCCAGGTGCAAAACGATCAATAAGTTTATGAAAATCCCGTAGGGTTGGGTGTCTATTTTGTCATTACGGCGTTGTAGGCAATGCGCGGCTATCTTTGGAGACACCCGTAAAATGGTAAGCGAAGATGCCACCTCCGCGATGGTTCGATTCCCAGAGTCGAATCATTGACTCGGGTCTTTGAGTGAGGTACCCGGGTAAACAATTGCCCGAAACCTCACTCACCTGACATATCAGAGGCTCAATAGAAGCCCGGTTATGAAATTAGGAGCTGTTTCTTAATTTTTAACCGGGTTTTTTTGTTCACTTGCGAAGTCCTAAGAGACTCAAATTATTTACTCAAAAGAGGAGGCTTAGGACTATGAGCAATCGAACAAGTTATGGAGACATTTCTCCAAGGACCGCCGGAAAGGCAATGAAAAGACTCCTGAGAAGGGGTCAGCATCTCATGGTTGTGGAGCGCTTTGGCCAAAAGGATCCATTGCGCAAGAATCAAACAAAAACCGTTAAATGGCGCCGTTATAATTCTCTGGCCAGAGCATCGGCGCCCCTGGCCGAAGGCATTACGCCCAAGGGCAAGCGTCTGACCTATACCGACGTCAATGCCACGCTCGAACAGTACGGCGATTTGATCGAGTTGACAGACGTTATTGCCGATACCCATGAGGATCCGGTGTTTAAAGAGTCCATGGATCTTTGTGGTGAGCAGGCTGCTGAGACCGTTGAGGAACTGCGAATTTCTGTGACCAAGGCCGGCACCAACGTATTTTATGCGGATGGTGTCGCTACACGAGCAACGGTAAATTCACCGCCCACCCGGGGAGATTTCAGGAAAATCTACCGGATGTTCAAAAAGAACAAGGCCCGGGAGATTTCCAAGATTATCCGTGCGACGGATAAAATTTCCACCCAGCCCGTTGAACCGGCTTATTTCTGCATGGGTCATACAGACCTTAAGGCGGATCTCCGGGACATTCCGGGTTTTCTACCCGTGGCCCAATATGCGGATTCCTCGAAAGCGCTGCCCGGTGAAGCGGGAACCCTTGAGGAATTCAGAATTATCCTAACGGCCATGTTCGAGCCCTGGGAAGCTGCCGGTTATGCAGGCACTACCTATCTCAGCGGCGGGATAGCGGTTGCAGCCGCGACGGCATGTGATGTGTATCCCCTGATATTCGTTGCCAGGGACGCATACGGAATTGTTCCTCTGCAAGGATTCGAGGCGGTTGTGCCCTACGTCATTAACCCGGATAAACCCACCAAGAGCGATCCGTTGGCTCAGTTGGGTTATGTGGCATGGAAAACTTATCAGACCGCAGCCATTTTAAATAATAACTGGCTGGCTCGGTTGGAATGTGGCGCGACAGCCAACCCTGAATAAGGAGACTTTTAAGCAGGCTTAACCTTACACAACCTTACACAAAATAAAGGAGATTATTATGAGACGGATAGGGGGATTGTTTAACGGTACCGGCGCGGATTTGGTTGTCTGCATCGGTTTTGTTCCGGACTGGGTCCGGATCTGGAATCTTGAGAGTACCTCAAGAGTTCTACTCGAATGGAATATCAATATGATGAGGTCCGGAGAGATCGTCGAAGGTATCCAGTTGACCGCCGCCGATCAGGCAGCGGCTGCTCTTACGATAGGGACCGGTCTTCTTCCGCACTTTGGCGGGGTAACACTGACATCCACTTTGGCCGGCACCACGACCTATGGCGAAGGTAGTTACCTTAAATGGGATCATAATGATTATCGCAAGCTGGCCGCGAACTCACCCGGAGGCCTCGGCGATGCGTCGACGGTTGATGTTGATGCGTGGACGCTCGATACCGCCGGCTCAAATACCGGCCATTTCAATGACGGGGTTGCGGAAACATATATTGGTGAAGGATCCAAGATCACCATTGATGGTAAAGATTACGCCATTGTTGCACTGACCACGGACGGAAGCGCCGATGATGAAGTTACATTGAGTCATAGCGTATCATCCGGAGAAATTCAGAGAATTACCGGAATGTACGATTTTAAACCCATGGTGGCCGGGGAAGTTACGGCAGAGGGCTTTTTGATCTCTAATACCACCGTGAATGTAAATGACGAGATGTGCGCATTCGAGGCCGGTAAGTATGACAATTAAATGGTTCATCCCGGATGGCCGGGATGAACGTTAACTAAAGGAGAGTTTCCGTGGAAAACCTGAATCAGAAAACAGTTGAAACACCAGATCTCGAATCATTTGAAAAGACAGCCAAAAGGGCGCCTAAAAAGGCGCCCGGGGCAAAGAAGGTTACAGAAGATCCGCAAAGGTTTGAAGAAAAATATTATCGAGTTTTATTCCTTGATAAGTCATCCCCAAACGATACGGACGATGTTGAGCTTTCGGTAAATGCTGAAACGCTGGTTATTCAGCGAGGGGTGGAAGTTATCA